GAAAGGTATTAGATATTTTTAATGATGCTATTCCAAAAATTACACCAGCATTAAAAAAATTAGGATTATGGGATAACCCAAATATCTTATTTAACATTGAATATGTTGCTGGATCTACCAATGTTCTTTCATATGAAAAGAATTTCTTAGCTATTCACGGATTATTAGAAATTCAACAAGTAACTCCAAAACGAAGAGGTACTAATGAAATACGTCATGACGAAAAAGCGATGCAAGATTTATTAAATAATCTAGCACCATCAGCTAAAAAGCAAGGATATGAAGTATTAGGTTCAGTACCAACTGAATTAAAAGGTAAGCCAAATTTTGGAAGTGTATTAAATACTAAGTATACAATTAATTATGGCGGAGGAAAGGAAGAGACTAAAACACTTCTTCAATGGATATCTACCGCAAAAGTACCAGATCAAAACATTAAGACAGTTGACGGAAAAACAATTGCCGCACTATCAAAAGACGTCTTAATGAAAATTTCAGATGGCACTCCACTTTCTGAATATATTGCAGATCCTAAAGATTATCAAGCTGCAATAGACGGATTTGCAATTTATTTAGCAACTATGAAATTAGGAGATGCTGTATTAGAAAAATTAGAATCTCCATTAGGTCCAGTTACTGACCATGAAGGAATTGTAATACGAGATAAATCTATTTATAAAGAGCCATTTAAGCTTACCGGCAAATTCATTTTAGGCGGATTAGCGACATCTTTTAGAAAATAGAATAATTATTATTAAAATAGTTTATGGCAAAGTTACGTAATATTGAAGCTATCCGAAAAATGCTTGACGGAACGCACAAAACCCAAACAAAAAAGTCTGTTGGGTTTGCTGATATTCGTCAAAAAACACAACCTAGACAGGTAGGTGAAATTTGGATGGATGAAAATGGTGTAGAATGGGAGCAGCGTACCGGATTTAAAATTAAAAAAGGTAAACTTGACGAAATACGTGAGTTAATTAACGCGTCAAAAATGCCAGCCCAATGTCCAAAGTGTAGTCAATCGATGACTAAATCATTGGATAAGAAGTTTTGGAAGTTAGAAGGTCATTGTTTTGACTGCCAATTGGAATTAGAACATACTCTTCGTATTGAAGGAAAATATGAAGATTATGAACGAGATAGGGTTTTGCGTAATGCAGAGGCTTGGTTAGCAGATGCTGAACAAGAAGCTAAAGAATTAGCAGAAGTATTTCGCAATCCAGTAACATTTGCAAACGCAGATGGAACTATCGAAGAATGGTCAGGAGGTATGTCTGGCGATGAGCTAGCAGAAAAAATAGAAAAAGAATTTGAAGAATTTAAGATAAACTTCATAGATAAGTTAAAATAAAAGTAAAATATAATGTTTGAATTTACACCGATTATTGTTGCGTTTTTAACTGGTGTCGCGGGGCCTGTCATTGTAATGGTAGTAAGGACATATTTAGAAAAGCGTAGTAAAGCGAGAGATATGGTTGTTGACGCGGTTGAAGTTGGTACTTTGGTTTCTACAAAAATTGACCATATTCGAGAAGAGATGAGGGCTGACCGAGTTTGGGTATCACAATTTCATAATGGAGGCCATTTTTATCCTACCGGTAAATCAATTGCTAAATTTAGTATATTTTATGAAACAGTTGGCACGGGAGTTAACTCAGTTCAATCAAATTTTCAAAATATACCAGTTAATTTATTTTCAAAATCAGTTAATAAATTATCAGAAGATGATGTTATACAAATAGCAGATTATAAAGACGACGAAATAGCAACGTATGGGCTTAAATACATAGCACAAGATACTGGATGTAAATCTGGATATTTATTTGCGATAAAGACAATTGATGGCAAATTTATAGGAACGCTAGGCTTAGACTATACTAAAAGAAAAACTAAATTAGGAGACGACGACATTCAACATTTAATTAATCACGCTACTGCTATAGGAGGTGTATTAATGACCCATTTAAACCAAAAGTAATATGACACCAAATATTTCTAAAGAATTAAAAAAAGCGACAGAAGATTTGCATACAAAAATGTTAGCAATGCAAACCGAAGAATCTAAAATGATGACACTTCGTGACGCTTTTGTAAAAGCAACAGATCCTGCTAAAAAAGAAAAATTAAAACCAGCTTTAATTAAACAAAGCAAAATTTTAAAAGCTGCTGAAGAAGCTGCAGACAAAGCAGATGCGTTATTTCATAAAATCTTAACACAAGAGCCTGAAGAAATTTATGATTTATTAGATCATAAAATTCAAGAGCATGTAGTACGTTTAGCAGTTCGTAGAATTGTTAAAGAAGCCCATGAGTCTGAGGCTGAACCTGTATCTGTTGACACAGAAGTATTTAAGTTTTTCGAGTCAAATAAAAAGAAATTAGAAGGATTAGCGGAAGATGGCGACTGGGATGAATTTTATGAATTAGCATTTAATAAATTCCCGGACTATGAGCAAGACAAAATATCTCAGGCAATGAATGTTGCTGCTATGAGAGCTGGATGGTTTGAAGATAATATCGACGACTACCGTCAAAGCGAAGAGGACCTAGATATGATGGCAAACGGCACTAAAGAGCAACAAAAAGGAGTAAACATGGGTGATTATGATAAAAAGAATAAATTGCCTAAACAATCTCCTACCGACATTGTTGTTGGAGACTTAAAAAAACTTAAAGAATCAAAAAAAAAGTAAATGAGGAAGAGCTTGAAGAAGCTGAATACCGAGGCCGAAAAGTAAAATTAGGCAAACCATTTTATACACCCGGTGGACCTAGAAAACGTGCTGTATATGTTAGAAATGACAAAGGCAATGTAGTTAAGGTAGGATTCGGAGAACCAGGAATGAAAATTAAAAAATCAAACCCAGAGCGACGTAAGTCATTCCGAGCAAGACATAATTGCGACAACCCAGGGCCAAGATGGAAAGCTCGCTATTGGAGCTGTAGATTTTGGTAATTAGATATTTATATTAAAGAAATTAAAAATGAAACAACACGAAGGATATACGCCAGGCCAAGGCTGGAGCCAAGACTTTGAATATGAAGACATGCTTCAAGCCGGTATCGATCTTAAAATTACAGACGATTTAGATTTAATGGAAAAAATCGTTGAAGATTTTACAGATGTAAATTATCATAGAGAGGCTGCACATTTATATGATGCAATTGATGCTCTTAAAGCTGGTAAAAAAGCTGAAGCTCAAAAGTATTTAAAAGCGTTTCAAAAAGAATGTCAAACAACTTTAGATGTAATTATTCGAGAGTCTGTATATATGCGTGAGCGATTTACTAAATTGGCTGGATTAATTAATGAGGCAAAAACCAAAGAAGAATTAGCAGCTGAGCTGAAAGCAGCATTTAAAGCAGGACCCGCTGCTACTAGAGCATTTTTAGATACTAGTGACGGCCAATCTGATGTAGTAAGAAAAGAACTTTTACTTAGCCCAGAGATAGACGGAGATATGTCGGATGACACTGTAGCTGTAGGAACTGCAGCAGGCACTGCCATGGATTATAAACCAACTCAAAGTGAAATTGATTTAATGAAATCAGTATCATATCCATTAGGTTCTGCTAAAACACTTACAGATGCTATTACAACAGGTCCAACTGCAAAGGGTATTGTAACTTCTGGAGATTTAATTATTGACGGGCATCACAGATGGTCAGGTGCAATTTCTATTGGTGGTAATAACGCAAAAGTTTCCGGAAAAGATGTAAATTGGCCTGGAAAAGATACACAAGAAAAATTAGCTGCTGCTCAAATTGCAATTGCAGCTGAGTTAGGACCTGGTAAGCCAATTCCATCGCAAGATAAGCCATTTAAAACAAATATAATGGGTAAAGATGCAGCTGCAATTGGAAAAATGATTATGCAAAATGTCAATAAAAAGACTGATCCAAACGCACCTGGCGCATTACTTAACGATGATATGATGCAAGACTTAACGTCTGGAGAAAATAAAGATATTAATATTGTATTGAAATGGTTAGGCCCTTTAGCTGACAGAGTAAAAGATAAGGTAGGGCCCGGAAAGCCTAGCTCTGAAGACGCTATATATCAATTACGTATAGCAATTGCAACTAAAGTCGGACAGAATTTAGAAAAGTTACCTAATAACCCTGACGCTCCAGAACGTAAAGACATGCCTCAATTTGACCCAACAGTGGGAGGACCAAAAATTGATTCAATAACTGGTAAATTAAAAGGAAATAAAGCAGGCAATTTTAACGTGGCTCCTCCATTTAATCAAAAAGAATCAGTAAATAAAAAATTAGATAATATGCTTAAAGAGTCTATTATCAAAATAAAGTAATATGATTAAATTAGCAGATTTACTTAAAGAAGCTGATGGCGAATCTAAATGCCCAGTAGCGACACAAAACGGCGAAGTTAATATCGAAAACCGCCAAGTTGCTATTGACAGATATGGCTATGGTCCACTGAACCCAAACAATCCAAATATTAAATTTTGGAAAAAGAAAGCAGCGCTTTGGAAAATCGAAGACATTGATGAAGTAAAGTCGGCAAGATGCAATTCTTGTGCAGCATTCAATATTACTTCTAAGATGTTAAGTTGTATTGAAAAAGGATTAGTTGGCGACGCTGAAGGAGAATCAGTGCCTGCTGCATTAGAAGGCGAAGAGCCAACAAAAGCAACGCCAATTGAATCTCCAGAATTTGATGATACCGAAGGAGCGCAACAAGATGCATGGGATACTATCGAAGCAGGAAAGTTAGGATATTGCACGATGCATAAATTTAAGTGTGCTGGGTCTAGAACATGTAATGCCTGGATCGAAGGCGGGCCCGTAAAAGATAAATAATAAATTTAAATAAGTTATGCCATTAGTTAAAATTAAATTAGAACAAGACATTTTTCTAGCATTTAAGCGAATGTCTAATTCAGGAAAAGATATTGACGAAGCACAAAGGGAATTAGCTAAAGATTTAGCATCAGCAATTGATAGTTATATACGGTCAGCTACTATTATAGTGCCTCCAGGTCAAGTTATCACAGGTGCCGGCGGAGGGGTTGCACCCGTTGTTGGCGCAACATCAGCACCATCCCCAACAGCTATAATTTCATAAGTAATTACTACCTTGATATTTATTTAAAATGGTAGTATGAAAACATTTGAATTCATTAAACAAAACTTCTCGTTAGTAGTAATTGCGGTATTAGTAATTATTATTCTTTTACAGCGGTCTTGTACATCACAACCCACTGAAAAAGAAATTATTAAAATTGAAGGCAAAAAATACGAAGTTATAAAACGAGATACTGTCATTAAAACAGTAACACAAACAGTTTATAGACCAGGCGAAATAATTTATAAAGAGGTTCCTGTATATGTAGAAATACCCGCAGACGTCGACACTCTTGCTATTCTTAAAAACTACTTTGCAATTAATGTATATAAAGATACGTTACATCTTAAAGATTCTTTAGGGTATGTTTCTATCATAGATTCAATAACTCAAAATGGAATCAAAAGTAGATATTTCGATGCCAGTATTAACAAATTTGAAAATAATACATACCTAAAAGAATTAAATACTCAATTATATTTAGGTGGTAGTTTAGGAATTCAAAAGCCTGATAATTTATTATTAGGTGCAAATGCATTCTTAAAAACAAAACAAGACAAAGTATATGGTCTAGGCTTTGGCGTAAATTCACATTTAGATCCTTATATTTACGGTACATTACTTTGGAAAATATCATTTAAACGGTAAATATATGTCCGCAAATCAAGCGTCATTAAAAGAAATAATTAAGCAGGAATATAAAAAGTGTGCTTCTGATCCAGTACACTTTATGAAAAAGTACTGTCAAATTCAACATCCACAAAAAGGAAAGATTCCATTTCATTTATATCCATTTCAAGAGCAATCGTTGCACCAATTAAGAGATAATGATTATAACATTATTTTAAAGTCACGTCAGTTAGGTATTTCAACATTATCAGCAGGTTACGCTCTGTGGTTAATGACTTTTTACAGTGATAAAAATATCCTAGTTATCGCCACTAAACAAGAGGTAGCCAAGAACTTAGTACTTAAAGTAAAGGTGATGTACGAGTACCTACCATCCTGGTTAAAACTGCCTACGGTAGAAGATAATAAATTATCGCTCAGATTAAATAACGGGTCACAAATTAAAGCAACTTCGTCATCAGGGGATTCAGGTCGTTCAGAAGCATTGTCTTTATTGATTATTGATGAGGCTGCATTTATTAGTAATGTAGAAGAAATTTGGATATCATCACAACAAACACTAGCAACAGGAGGAGGTGCAATTATTTTATCAACACCTAACGGTACTGGTAACTTCTTTCATAAAACATGGGTTGGAGCTGAATCTGGGCAAAACCGATTTAATACCATTCGTCTTAAATGGGATGTCCATCCTGAACGAGATCAAACTTGGCGCGACAAACAAGATGAATTATTAGGACCCAAAGGAGCAGCTCAAGAATGTGATTGTGACTTTATTTCATCGGGTCAAACAGTAGTTGACGGCCCATTAATTCAATGGTATGACCAAACCACTGTTCAAGAGCCTATAGAGAAACGATACTTAGATGGAAATTTATGGATTTGGGAACAAGCAGATTATTCTAAAGATTATATAGTAGTAGCTGACGTTGCTCGAGGTGATAGCGCAGACTATTCAGCGTTTCATGTAATAGATGTTGAGTCAGTAACTCAAGTAGCTGAATATAAAGGGCAAATTAGTACCAAAGATTATGGAAATTTATTAGTTAATGTTGCTACAGAATATAATGATGCATTACTAGTAATAGAAAATGCCAATATTGGTTGGGCAACAATACAAGTTGCTATTGATAGGGGCTATAAAAATTTATATTATTCTCCAAAAGACGGATCAATCTCAGACGTATCACAGCAATTAGCAAGGTATGTTGATTTAAAAGACACTTCACAAATGGTACCTGGGTTCTCAATGACTTCTAGGACACGTCCTTTAGTTATTTCTAAATTAGACATATATACAAGAGAGCGAGTTCCAGTAATTCGATCTAGAAGATTAATTGATGAGTTGTATGTGTTTATTTGGAACGGTGCTAGAGCTGAAGCACAGCACGGTTATAATGATGACCTTGTTATGTCATTTTCAACAGCGTTATGGATTAGAGATACCGCGCTTAAGCTTCGACAGCAAGGAATTGAAATGCACAGAAAAACATTAGATTACTTCGGTGCATCCGCAGGTGCATATTCTAGTAATGCCGGAATGATGAAAAATTCGGGGTGGACAATGCCCACCGGACACACCGGAATGGATGAAGATTTAACTTGGTTAATAAAATAACCAGCTTCTATTAAAAATTGATATTTATTTTAAATTAAAGAAATTATATGGCTGAAAAAACATTATATGGGCGACTTAAACGTCTCTTCAATACTAATGTTGTTGTGCGCCGCGTTGGTAAAGATAAGCTTCGAGTAGTCGATAACGATCATTTACAATCTATTGGTAACGCTCACAATTCTAAATTTGTAGATAGATTTACTAGACTACATGGGGTACACACCAATTCAACAAATACATATAATCCTAATTATAATTACTTTTCTTCTAAAACAGAATTATATACGGATTATGAAGTAATGGACCAAGATTCAATTATTGCTTCGGCATTAGACATTTATGCTGACGAAACAGTTATGAAAGACGATTTTGGTGATGTATTGCGTATTAATAGCAACAACGAAAACATTAAAAAAATACTTCATAACTTATTTTATGATATTTTAAACGTAGAATTTAATTTATGGCCATGGGTTCGCAATATGTGTAAGTATGGCGATTTATATTTGAAATTAGATATACAAGAAGAAATTGGAATTGTAAATGTCGTTCCATTATCTGCATATGAAATTGTACGTGAAGAAGGTTTAGATCCGACTAATCCATATCACGTTCAGTTTAAGCAATTAGGAGGCGGAAATATTACGTTTGAGAATTATGAAATTGCTCACTTCCGTAATTTAACGGACTCAAATTTTCTTCCATACGGTAAATCAATGATTGAACCAGCGCGTAAAGTTTGGAAACAACTTACTTTAATGGAAGACGCGATGTTAATTCATCGTATTATGCG